TTCGTGTCTTCGATCACGGCTTTCAAGGACCAGGTGGTTGGTACATCGAAAACTCATTGACAACAATTGGTCAGGATGACCCTGTCTCTGAGCATAACTCTCAACTGTGGAACTCAGGCTCTGATGCCAACAAAGAGATTGCACGTAAGCAGAAGCGTAGGCTTTCTTACCATGCAAACATCTATGTGGTAAAAGACCCAACGAATCCTCAGAATGAGGGCAAAGTTTTCTTGTACAAATTCGGCAAGAAAATCTTTGACAAGTTGAATGCGGCAATGAACCCAGAGTTCGAGGATGAAACACCCATCAATCCTTTTGACTTTTGGGAAGGCGCTAACTTCAAGCTGAAGTGTCGTAATGGCGACGGTGGGTACCGTACATACGAACCTTCATCTTTTGACGAAGTATCGCCACTTCTAACTGATGACGATGCACTAGAAGGTGTATGGAAGTCTGAGAAGTCGCTTCAAGATATCATCGATCCTAAAAACTTCAAGTCTTATTCAGAACTCAAAGCAAAGCTTTACAAAGTTCTGGCACTTGATGGCGGCTCACACGCACCCACGACTAAAGCCGAGGACGATGATGTGGAGATGAATTTCACTCCTAAGTTTGAGGAGCGTTCAGCTCCCGCTCAGGCAGAGGCTTCATCTCCTACTATGGCAGAAGAGTCGTTCAAAGCTCCATCATCCACGGATGACGATGACGACCTTGATTTCTTCAAGGGTCTAGCTAACGACTAGAACTTCTGTGATAGGGGAAAGGGGAGCCTTCGGGCTCCCTTTTTTTATTTACAATGCAGGGTCTAGAGAGGGAGCAGTACCAGTGCTTGTGTAATAGTTGTTCGTAACATTGCTAACACTATTATCTATGTTTTGTGTTGTAGGTGCTATGAATTGATTTGCACCACCAGATCCACTTGTACCTTGCAATGTACCAGTTTGAACTCCAACACCCATGCCCAAAGCGCCTCTAAGAACTCCTATATTCTTAGCCGCTTGTTCATATTGTGGTTCCATAACAGCGGAACCAAGACCGAATACTTTATTACCGAATATGAGACCCGCTTCTTGTCCCATCAAAGCGCCTTCGATGATAGGCACTGCTTCTTTTAGATCATCAGCAAAACCTCTAATGTTGAACTTACGTCCATCAAAGTCGATTGCTTTGAATTTACCTAGGTTTTCTGCAATGCTACCAAGAGCATTTGCGCCCTTAGATAGATCATCTGCACTTGAAGCAATCTCTCTTACTTTTTCTATCGGGCTATCTGTACCTGTGATAAAGTTTAGAATGTTAGTTCCGATACCAGCAAATGACGCACCAAATTCGCCTGCTGTGAACTTGAGTAGTCCCGTTGCTATGTTGCCCATTGCAGTATTGAATGTGCTACCATCATCTGTTTGGCCATTAGTGATGCTGAGTAGTGTCGAAACTTCATCTTTGATACGTACAGCAAAGCCTTTGTCTTGACCAGTAAAGAAGTCGATCATGCCTTGTACAGCAGTCGCACCGCCTTCTACTAACTTACCAGCACTGAATGCAGTTAGACCTAAAGCAATACCGCCCATCATGCCTACAAACTTAGCAGTGTCACCGCCAGCCCCTGGCAGTTGAGGAATCTCTAATAGTGTCTTGACTTCATCTTTGACTCTTTGAGCAAAGCCTTGACTCTCTTCTTGTGTGAAGTATGTCACGCCTTCGTTGAGTGCTGTAGCAATACCTTCAGCACCTTTACCGTAAGCAAATGCTAAGAGTCCAGCACCAATACCCGCCATAACAGCGGCAAATTTTACTGTGTCTGCGCCAACACCAGGAAGTGAAGGAATCTCAAGTAAAGTCTTTACGTTTTTCTTGATCTGTTCAGCCCAGTTCTCGCCATCTGTTACTCCAGTAAACTTGTTGATAGCGTCTGTAGCAGTTGAAGGAATAGAACTAAGTCCTACAGCAACTTGACCAGCACTGAATGCGATAAGACCTAATCCCAACGATGCCATTATTGCTGGGAATGCGACTAGATTACCTAACGATGCGTTTTCTAATCCTGGGATTTCAAGTAAAGTCTCTACGTTGTCTCGTATATTCTTTGCCCAGCTTTCACCACCATCAAGTCCACTAAACTTTTCGACAGCATCAGCGGCGACAGTTGGTACAGCCGCTATGCCAGCTGTAGCTTGTCCTACGCTAAATGCAATAAGACCTAATCCTAAAGATGCCATTATTGCTGGGAATGCAACAGTGTTGCCTAATGTTGCGTTAGGTAGACTAGGTATCTCAAGTAGAGTTTCAACATTATCTTTTATATTACCTGACCAGTTATCGTTTCCGATAAACTTGTTGATTGCTGTACCCACACCGCCAACAGTTTGACCTATACCAAATGCGGCAAGTGCAACACCCATAGACGTTAGAGTTGCAGTAAATGCTACTACGTTAGCCCCATCTGCACCAGGCAAGTCAGGAATAGATAGAAGTGTTTCTACTTCATCTTTTATATTTTGTGTCCAGTCTTTTCCTTGTGTAGCCCAACCTGCGAGTGCAGTTGCTCCTTGTCCGACGGCAAATATTGTTAGTCCTGCGCCTATGCCTGCGAGTGCTAACCCTAAAGATCCACCTTCTTTCAGAAATTCAACGTTGCTTTCATAGCCTTCGCCAATAGATAATAGAGTTTCAACGCCTTCTTTGATTCCATCTGGATCGAATTGATCCATTATTGTGCTGAATCCTAATAGGGCAGCACCGATGCCCATTCCGGCAAAACCTATACCTTTACCAACTCCACCGATAAGACCGCCAATACCGCCTAACACATCACCTGTGCCAGACATTATACCACCGCCAGTTTTACTGCCAGATCCTCTAGCACTGCTACTAGACGCAGACCCTTTGGCTAACCTTGCAGCCCTCTGTGCGTCTTTTGCTGATTCTTCCTGCGCCGAAACGAATCCTGTCAAAGCCTCTGTTTGCTTTTTCAGTTCTAATTCGATGCTCTGAAAGATTGGCATCATATCTGCGGTTGTGGCCATTTACTTACCTTTTGCTTCTCGATTTCTCTTTTACGTCTTCGAGATGATCTATTAGCATCTCCATGTATATGTCTCGCTCATATGGTAAAAGCTCTTCTAATTCTGTTAGGCTATAATTGTGGTGTTGCGCCATAGCGAAAATACTTTGGTAATAATTTACCAGTGTATTATGACTCAACATCACATGAAAAAACTTTCTATACCCTCAATAACAAACTTCTTATCTTCGCCAGTTGGTGTCTGATATGGACACTCAATTCTCATTGCTGGCATACTAGTGAAGAATGTTTGAATCTTCTCTAAAGCACTACCAGATAAATCATCAATAAAGCTATCTACTTCTTCTTTGCTGAAATCTTTCATACGAAAAATTTGCTCACCGTCAGATGACATGACTTCGTTGATACAACTGATCATGACGTTGAAACTACCTTCACCCTCTTTAGAGTCAACCATAGTATGTAACTCTTTCAGTGTAGGATATCTCATCGTAATAGTCCAATCGTCACTGACAGCAATCTTAGGATCAAAATCTCCTAGTCTTGCTATCTCTACTTTGTTCACATCAAATGAAAGAGAAATCTTACGACCCTCAATCTCTGGATCATTCACTTCGAATTCCACAGTATCATTTACTGCTTTTCCTCGAATGTGCATTAGAATGTACTCGAGGTCAAATGTTGCTAATTCACTTACGTCAATATCGTCCTGAATACAGTTCGTAATGACTTGCTCAATAGATAAAAAGATTTGACTTACATCACCGCTTTCACGGCCAATCAAAAGAATCTTTTCTTCTTTGACTGTAAATGGTCTAATCTTTATCTTCTTTTTTGTTGATGGGATCGTAATCTCAAACAACGGTTGTTGTATTTTTGGTAATGGCATAGTATACTCCTATAATATAATTATCGTAAAGATCCAAGAATTGTATTCACATCTGTTACAGTGTTTACGAGGTCTTGGATATTTCTCGGTCTGTTCAAGTTATTTAGTGCTTGTCCAAATGTATTTAGTGAAGACAGTAGTCCCAATATGCCATTAGCACTATTAGTATCACCTGTTAGTTCACCAGTTGTAGTCGCTTCAACTTTCATACCGTCAAATGCAAACTGCACCGGTAAAGTCATTACTTCGCCAGCATTCTCCCAAGCGACTTGCTGAGAGCCTACGTTCACGGGATATGCATTGTAGAACTTGTATGAATATGTTTTATCTGTTTGGTTCTGAGAGAATACAGTGACTTCAATAGTACACGCATAGTCATCTCTATAACCAAACTCGTATGGTCGTTGACCACCATTGATCTCAGATAGGTATCCAGCGTCAATATCGTAGTTTACGATATCTTGCATCCATCTGTGAAAGAACCTCATCACAGCAAAATTACTGTCTACCATAAACACAGTAGGCAATAAAGGCAATTCAAAAGCGTTTGGTCGCTTCTCAGATGGACCATAGCCACGAGGCTTGAAGTCTACAGTCTGTACTGCGACTTCTGGTACTTCTGCGCTACGACACAAGAACGTCATGTCTTGCGTAGGTATGTTCTCTTCTAAAAACGTCAAGTTTTCGTTGAGCGTAATCTTTAGAATGAACAGGTTACTCTTAGCTAGACCATGCTTATTCAGTTGTGCATTGAAATCTTTTATGCTGAATGCCATATCTTTATCCTATCATGCGTCTTGAATCTTTGAAGACGGTTGCTTTGCTTGCGCCTTGGAATCTTTCTAGCGGCATAAATAGCGCCATGTCCCATTCTGATGGGTAGATGTAGAGAAATTTACTTCTCAACTGGCTAGTAAGATAGTGCTTTATACAAGGCTTGAAGTAACTGAATTTCGATGAGGAGTTCAGTAACTTGTATGAGAGATTGAGTTTAGTTGTTTCATCATATCGTGAATTAGATGCTACATCATACAGAGCATCCATAAGCTTTGCTCTATACTGTAATGGCAAGTAGTGTAGGTTCAATCCCATAAACCCACCCTTGACTTTCTTATACGGAAATACCAGAGGAAATCTATCAAAGTATGGAAGCGTCTCTTTATGCTTTGCATCGTAATAGTACATATACATTTGACCAACTAGAGGTCTAGCAGTGAGACGATCTTTATCACCTCTCATCAGCTTACCTTCGTTGACACGCTTGTACGTACCAGCGGCATCTCTGTACCAATTACGAGCCTTCTGCTCACGTGCTGGAATCTGACCTGCACGTACACCCTTGGTTAGAATTTCATCAAATACTATCGCCATTAGATTTCCACTACGCCTTCTTCTATAAGTCGTTCACGATTTTTCATGTGTGCTTCGTGGACATCATCTTTAGATTGCCCGTGATAAGCAACAGCATGTCCATCTTCAATCATAATCTCAGTAAGTCTTTTCACCGTATCGCCTTCTTCAATCAAGAAGTCGCCTAGAATACGACCAAACTTACCTTTCTTATCTTCGCCACTCTTATCTACTTCGGTCTTCAATATCTGAGTAGAGCCAAGAGGTAGCATATCTTTGACGTGAGACTTAGCGGCAAGACCAAACTTCTTCTCTACCTTGTCTCTCGTTCTGGATTCTGGAGTATCGATACCCATGACACGTACTCGCTCACGGTGAAGCCAGATACCAAAACCTAGATCAATATCTACGTCTACTGTGTCGCCATCGACTACTCTTAGAATTTTACATTTATATTCGTACATCTATTTTTTCTCCATAAAACAGTTGCGCTGGGTTGTTTTATTGATTGCTTGTTGTGCCCAGTCCAACTCCTGGATTATTCTATTATACCATTTAGAGTCCATCTCACTGTTATGTGGGTTATCTCTCTCGACAGATAGTTGCTCCATTCTCATGTTGATGTAGTTCTCTGCCGCTTTAGCTTTTCTTGCTTCAGACCTTTTTACCTGATTATCGATTATATGCTTCTTTGTCGGTGTCAAACATTCGACATTGTTACCTCTATAATTCATATTACTTTACTCCTAGGTGTCCTTCGTGCATTATTTGAAACTTCCACCCACGATCTTTACAAAAGTCTTCAGCGGCTTGCCACTTAGCTTGGTTTATACCCCAAGTCTTCACCTCGTTTATATACCTTCTGCTTAGTTTTCCTGTAGACGTATTCTTCTTTGATATGTCTGGCGGAACAGTCTGCGCTTTTGGCTTTACCTCAATCAGGACAGTTTCTTTTCTCTTATCTCTATTTATCTGTTTTACTAAGAAGTCTGGAAAATATCTATGCATTCTTCCGTCAATAGGTGAGCGATACGGAACTATAAGCTCCTCACTGCCCCACTCTATAACATCTGGATGTACATCCAGATATCTCATCAATTTGAACTCCCACCCACTTCTATAAATAATGTTAGTGGGGTCTCCCATGTACTTTTTAGGATTCTTCGGTTTGAAGCGTCCTTGATAATATTTTGCCATATCATAACCGATCTTGGTATTACGTATAAATAAGTGATAAAGCTATTTATAAGGGTTAGCAAATGACAGTAGATTCAGATATGGAGAAGGCGAGGTCAACGAATAACTTCACACAGTATTCGTATCCTCTAACTCCTGGTCAACATAACATGGTTTTAGTCTTCAAGGACTATAACTACAAAAGCGCAACAAGCAGTGGATTCGTTCGTGGTGAAGACCGTTCAGTATCAGCGAAGATTGATGCTAGTGTCAGTCTTCCTATCCCCAACAACTTGACAGACACATACAACGTAAAGGTAGGACCGTATGAGTTGGGAGTAACTGGAGCATTAGCACTTGATACTTTAGGCGGAACGGGTCGTGCTGATCTGATGGCAGATGCGAGAAAAGCTTTTTCTGCTGGATCAGAAGGCGGAGTTGATACTGGAGATGCTGTATCAACTGCCGGTAGTACATTCAAAGTTGCTAGTGCATTTATGGGAAGAAACGTATTAGACAAATTACCTGGTGCTGGTGGTATCAACACTGCTATCGATATGAGAACTGGCAATACTGTAAACCCACACGTAGCATTGAAGTTTGATGGCGTTGACTTGAAGC